AACATTTGAATTGAAACTATCAGCGTTATCGCAGATACCAATTCTTAGAGAATTGCCCATTTCTCCAGGGAATCTTGCAACGTAAATAACGTCTGGATCGAAGTTTCCGTCCTTATCAGCATAGTCGTTATCATTCTTTACAATCTGATTTACCAGATTAGCTACGAAAGAATTAGCCCCAAAAGCTGAAGAATTTGGTTCCATAGCTACAGAGGTATAAACTGAAACTGGATCAGCAAAATAGAAACTTACGCCGTTCTGAGTAGCAGTAACATTGCTTGAAAGAGTTACAGAGCTTGAGTTCTTTGAGACAACAGAAATAGTTGATAGAACGTTAGTGTTTACTGAACTGTTACCAAATGTAATGTTAGCGTTTGAACACTGAGTTAGATACATACCAACTGTGATTGCAGTTGTGCTAGAAAGCAATAGAACGTTGTTTGCGCCAGATGTATTACCTGAAACAACTGGAGTTGCACCAGTAACGTCAGCAGCACGTGAAACCCATAGACGGTTTGTATATGATAGGAAGTTAGCAGCTGTGAAAAATGTTTCGCCGTTGAAGTTGGTTGGTTTACCAAATCTAGAAACTAGTGCATTTTCAGAGTCTACTAGAACTCTTTCTCCGATTGGACCCCAACGGAAAACGCCAGCAAAGGCGCCATCGGTTGTGGCGACTGAAGGAACGACTGTTGTAAGGTCGATCTCAGATACATTTACTCCAGGTGATAGTTGGAAAGCCATTTATTTTTCTCCCTTTTGCGAGAACTTACAATTATGAATTTTTTATATTTATAAAATGAGCTTTTTTAGAAGTCCTGCGGTTGGTTCCACATCCAAGAATCACCTACAAATCTTTCATATTCTTCTTCTACAAAATCATCCCTTCCGGAATCCACAAACCCAAACGGAGCAAGATCCTGCTCAATGTCATCCTCAGTTTTATCTCTAAGAGACATAAGAGTATTGATATTGGTATAGTCTTTAAAGTATTGTTGATCTGATAGCCAAGCAAAGAGAACTAAACACATTACTAAGTCATCGTGTTTACCAGACTCTGCTTCGTATGAAGTTCCCTTTTTAGAAAAGGTGCCTAATTCACTGATAGTGTTCACATCGTTTACTATCAGCTGGTTTTGCTCGACCAGTAGTTTTAAAATAGAACACCCAATAGATTTTACAATTTTGGTGGTCCTAATACCCTTATCAACACTACCGCCACCAAATCCAGTAGTGATTCTCTTACCAGATCTACCAGCGTTTTCGGTAAAGAGAACATTTTCATAACCAAAATCATAATTAAGAGAAGTTGAAACCTGTTCACCTATATCGTTCACCTCAACAAGAACTGAAGCGTTGTTATAAGCCTTAGCAGTTCGGTGAATAATATCGGCATAATCTAACGGGGTAATGGCATTATTTCTATAAACACCCACTTGTTGATAAGGCATAGAAGTAACATCTATCAACTGAAATGCTGAATAGTCCAACCCCTTACCACGAGAAACGTCACATACCATCATATAAACATGATTAGGTTCTACGGCTTTAAATTGGGTCAACCCATCTTTTTGTAAGATTGGGTTTTCAGAAACTAACTCTTTAAGTTTCCAACCAGCAATCAAGGTACCAGAAGAACCTAAGAATTCGCAATTATACTCCTGATCGAACTTCTCGAGATCAAAGTTCATACCAGCTAGAGTATCAGCCTTCCACTTTTCATCTCTGCCAGGAACCGCTTGCCAATTAACTAAAATCGGATGGTATCCATTAGTTCCCTTTTCGGCATTAGCCCAAGTAGCATGGAAATGGTTCAAACCGTTCGGAGTTGAAACCAGAATAATCTTTGATTCCGAGCCTGACGAAATAGTAGGATAAACCGAGGTAAAGAATTCATCCCAGTTATCAATGAACGCCGCTTCGTCGATGAATAGAAGGTTGATGGTATAACCACGGATGGCGCTGGCGGAAGTAGCAGCAGCCAAAACACGGCTGTTATTTTCAAGGACGAATGAACCTTTGTTCCATTCAACAACACCCTGCTGAAGCCATTTTGGTAAGTGCTGGTAAGCCAACTGAACACGACCAAGAATTTCTCGAGCCGTATCGCCCTTGTTGGCTAGTAGGGCTACGGTCTTATCAGGATGAAAAATTATATACCAAAGAATAAACGCACAGGTAGTAGTTGACTTACCTGCCTGACGAGCGGTGGTAACAATTGTATAACGGTTGTCTTTAAATGATGTTACCATTTCTTTCTGGTAACCATACAAATTGAAACTTGTAAGACCCTCATTAATTGAGATGATCTTCATATAGTTTTCAGTAAAATATATGGGATCGTTCTGACATCTAACATACTCCTGAACAAGATCTGGAGTCCATTCAATGTTCTGATTAGTTTTCTTTAGAAGAACGTTACCCTTATAACCACCCACCAACTCATTCATTATTCTTCATATCCTTAAGAACTTTTTGTAATTCTGCTGTAGAACCTACGAATAGATTGTTATTGATAGTTTGCGCTTTCTCGCTAATTGGTGAGTCTTTTGCATCAATTTCACGGATCTTAGACTGAAGTTCTAACAACTCTTTATTAGTGCTTACCACTGTATCCATGAGTTTAGCTAGAACTTCGAATGCACGTGGGTGCTGCGATTGACCAGCTATTTCAGATAGCTTATCAATTGCTTCTTGACCTGTTTGGATAACTTCGTAAAGATTAGCTCGGGCTGCTTCAAAATCGTTTCTAGCAGAATCATCATGAGCTTTGGCTATCAAAGTATCAATTTGTTTTTCATATTGTAACGGAGTAAGAGACTTATCCGATTCATCATTTTTTTCTGTCATTCTATCTCATCAGTGTTGTAGATTTGAGTTATGAAACCATAATCGTCATCAGAATTTACTTCAATATAAGGAACAGTTCCTGTATTGGCGTTTGGACCACCAAAGTAATTTATAGGGTTACCATTAGCGTCTAATCCAGGTTGAACTGTTATCTTTTCTGCCATTGGGGTAACACCCTTACCTTCAGCGGCAGTGTTTGTTGAAGGTATATAAAACTGTGTTCTAACAAATTTAATGATACCAGAAGATCTAATAGGACCATAAAGATAGCCTTTTAGAACAAAATCTAATTGCCAAATTATAGCTCTTCTTTCACTATAAGCTCCATCATATGTGTCAGAATAGCTGATATTATTTAATATGATTGGAATATCCATTGTAACATTAACTTCTGGTATTAAGTTACATGTTGTTGTCCAATCAGGAGTAAAATAAGGAAGTATTTGTTCAACAATTTTTGTTCCATCTTCAGCATTTTTAGCATAAATGTAAACTTTGAAATCTATATTATATGGAACAGGATTATATTGATATTTGAATTTATCAGCGTCAGTAGCATCCCTAACTGAAACTTTACCAACAGTGTTTAATTTTCTAGAACCGTCATAAACCATTTTACCCATTTCAAAGGAAATCATAGGTAAAGGCGCAACTGCACTTGGTTTATCTAATGCTGGATCTTGGATAATTCTAGCTAACATTTTATCTTTAGGAGCATATGTAATAGGAACTCTTACTAAAGATGTAACTGTGCCAGAAGAATCAGTTTTAGTTATACGAATCTGATTAAGTAAGGTTCCCATAAGAATTACATATTTTCTTATAAGACCAAAATAAAACGGTGAACCAAACATTAAATGTTACCTTCGCTAAATGGATCTAAAGAACTGAAGTCAACAAACATGTCAGACTCTGTTTGAATTTCGTCATTGTCTGAAGCTGGAACTAAATCTTCCAATGAGAATTTTTCTAATACTAGATAATCGCCCTCTTCAGTCATAATAGAAATTTTATTAGAACTTTCTGTTCTTATTGTCCAATCCAGAATATTTGTATCGTTCTTTCTTTGAATAGAATCAATTTCTGGAATACCTGTATTGAACAGTTCTCCGGAATATTCAAACACTTCACAAGTCATTTCCCATGTTTGAAGTGCACCTAGCTGATAAAACATTTCATATTTGTTAACATACTTAATCTGAAACGCTCTTTGATTCAAAGGAAAATAGATAATATCTCCTTCGTTTGGTCTTACCTGAGCAGTAAATTCACCAACTTCTTCATTAAATATTCTACGGGCAACAGAGAATACAACTTGATTGCGAATTTCAACGCCAAACTTAGATAGAAATTCTTGATCGCCACTAAACCCGTCGATGGATTTAATATACATTTCTATAGGATAAGCTACTTCATAAGAAGATTGATCGTCCGCTCCATACACATCATCGTAATTGTTTAATTTACGAGGAACGTAATAT